GTCTTATGAAGATATTGAAAAACAAATACAAAATGATATTTCAAAATGGCATAAAAAGTATGATGATACGGATGAAAGCATAAGCAATATTAATGCAAGAAAGCCGTTGAAACATGAAGAATTAAAAGAGTATTTGGAAAATATCAAGAATAAGATTGAAAATAGTAATTTAAGTGATGAAGACAAGGATACACTAAAGCAAGGATATTTATCTTCAAAGCTGAACAGACTTGAAAGTTTACTCAAGCAGACAGAATTAAATCTGAAAATACTAACAAAAGAATATGAAAATTCATCAAAAGAACATTTAGTTGAAAACTATAAACAGGTATATAGTGAATCTGCACATAGTTTATATAACTGCCCTACTGTTTATTTTGATTTGTCTTTTGATAGATTTGACAATAGAGCTATCGAGAAGATAGTAAATACGAAGTGGAGTAATAAGGACTTTTCTGAGCGTATATGGGGGCATTATTCCAATATGGCAAGTGATTTGCAGGGAATATTAAATGTCGGAATTGCTCTTGGTTACTCTGTTGATAAGATGAGTAGACAGGTAAAAGATAGGATGGATGTCAATTTTTCAAATGCTAAAAGGCTGATAAGGACTGAGAGTAACTATATCTTATCTGAAGCTACACAACGATTATATGAAAATGTAGGACTTGAAAAATATCAATTCTTGGCGACATTAGACTTTAGGACAAGTGAGATATGTCAAAGTCTTGATGGTAAAGTGTTTGAAGTAAGCAAAAGACAAATAGGATTAAATTGTAATCCGATGCATCCTAATTGTAGAAGCACTACTATACCATACTTGGAAGAATATCAAGACGAAGGTGATACAAGACTTGCAAGAGATATGGACGGCAAGAACTACAAGGTGCCTGCAAATATGGACTACAAAGTTTGGTATGAGTCTATGAGTCAAAAAAATCAAGATATAAAATCAAATGATGAAGCTGGAAAAGTTTTAAATATACATGACATCAAAAATGCAACATTAAGAAAATCTTTTGAAAATTTAGAAGATATCTTAAGTCGTAAGAGTTCAAACAGCCTTCATGCTACGAAGATGAGTATGTATTTAGAATATACAGAGTATGAAGAAGATACAAGTTTAAAAGTGCCTTTTGCTTATTTCATAAATCAAGACAAGATAAAATATAATACTAAACATCCAAACTTCTATAGATATGACTTTATAGAAGCTCAGATACATGAAATGTCTCATAGAATTGATATGCTTGAATACAAATCGTATGAGAATACAAAGTTTCTAAAAGCTATAAAAAACAGCAAAAAAATATATCAAAAAAATGAAGAAAAAATAAAAAAATGGTTTGATGAAAGAAATGGATTGTATTCTAAAGAAGGATCTGTATCAGATATAATAAGTGCTCTGACAAAAGGAAAGGCAAATTCATATCTTTTGTTAGGACATGAAGAAAAATATTGGAAAGATGCAAGGAATGTGCCACTTGAAATATTTGCTAATTTAAGTTATATTGATATTATAGACAAAGAACAACACTCAGAATTTAAATCTGTTTTTAAAGATTTAATTGAAGCATATCTGGAGGTAGTATCATGAGTGCATTTTATCATCCAATATTAGAAAGTGAAGAATTTAAAGCAATCAGAAAAGAATGGTTAGAAAAGCAATTAGGTGACTGGATGCCGTTTAATAATGACGAATATTCCGGAGCTGATGATTATA